CTTGTTGCTGGATCTAAACATTTAATTTACACTGATGGCTCTACAGCTTTTGATGTTTTAGCAGACGCTGGAAATGTTAAAGCTAACGGCACATTGCAAGCAACAGGTGATGTTACTTTTAATGGTGGTGCTTTTTCTTTTAACTCAAGTTTAGCTGATAAAGATGCTGTCTTTGCTGGTGATACCCAAGCAAACTTATTATTTACAGATGCAAGCACAGACCGTGTAGGAATTAATACAGCTTCACCAACGACACAATTAGATGTTGCCGGAACTTTTAGAGCAACAGGAGCTGCTACTTTATCTTCAACACTAGGAGTAACGGGATTACTTACTGCATCTACACTAACAGCTACAGGAAATGTAGAAATAGATGGTGGAAGTTTTATTTTTAATAACACAGGTGCTGCGTTAGATGCAACATTTGAAGGAGATACTGACCCAGCTTTATTAGTTACTGATGGTAGTGCTGACCTTGTTGGTATTGGAGTTGCCGCCCCTGCCGGTGGTAAACTAGAAATTAATCAAAATAATGCAGCTGGTGCAATAGCTTGTTTATCCTTGGATCAAGATGATACAGATCAAGAATTTATTTATTTTGATGGAGATTCTGCTGCGGATAGTACAAAAAGTTTATCTTCTTCAACAGCAACTGCGGGAACAAAGCAAGGAGCGATACGTATTAATGTTAATGGTACGGATCGTTGGATTAGATTTTACGATTCAGCTGTATAGGAGTTAAATGTCTCTTGTAAAAGTACCAATAGCACCAGGAATAGACCAACAAGACACCGAGTATGGTGCTGAAGGTAAATGGTTTTTTGGTAAAAATGTTCGTTTTAGATATGGTCTTCCAGAAAAGATAGGTGGTTTTATAACAGTTTCTACCGATGCTTTAATTGGTGCTGCACGTGGTATTGTTAATTGGTTTGATCTTAAAGGTGAGCAATATCTTTCCACTGGTACAAATAAAAAATTATATGTTTATCAAAATAATGATTGGTATGACATTACACCAACACGAGCTTCTGGTACGGGTAATATTACAGGATGGAGTACGGTTGATACTACACCAACGGTAACAGTAACAGACGCTTCCCATGGAGCAATAGAAGGTGACTTTGTAACTATTACAAGTGTAAGTGGAGCCGTTAATGGTATACCTGCAGCCACATTACAAAATAAACAATATGAAATTATTGAAGTTTTATCTAGTTCACAGTACAAAATTACAGCGACAGCTAATGCAACAAGCAGTGGTACTTCTACAGTAACAGCTAATGCTGCATATGAAATTAATACTAACCCTGCTACATCTATCGCCGGTTATGGTTGGGGTGCAGGTACATGGGGATTATCTACATGGGGTACAACAAGAGCTGGTCTTGCAGCTCCTAACTCAGTGCAGTTAGACTCAGGTAAATGGGCCTTGGACACATGGGGTGAAGATTTATTAGCATGCCAGTTTAATGGTTCTTTATATTATTGGGATACATCCGCTAGTGCAGGTACACCTGTGGCAGCAACTATTGTTGCTAATGCGCCAACTCAAAATAGATTTGTTTTAGTATCTGGTACAGATAGACATGTTATATGTTTTGGAACACAACTTATTGGTACAACTACACAAGATGATATGTTTATTAGATGGTCAGATCAAGAAGACCATACCGCGTGGACCCCAACTTCTACTAATACTTCTGGCTCTCAACGATTAACAGATGGTAGTAAATTAATTACTGCTAAAAGATCACGTGGTGCCGTATTGGTATGGACAGATACAGCTTTGTATCAAATGCAACTAGTAGGTGCTCCTTTTACATTTGGTTTTTCTCAGTTAGGTTCTGCGTGTGGTGCTATTGGATTACATTCAGCTGTAGAATCTAATGGTAACTCATACTGGATGGGGAAAGATTCTTTCTTCGTCTTTGATGGTTCTGTGAAAAAGATACCTTGTAGTGTGGAAGATTATGTATTTGAAAATATAGATCAGGCTTCTCAAAAAGATACGTTTGCTTGTTTAAATAGTGAGTTTAATGAAGTAACATGGTTTTATCCTTCTAGTGGTTCACAACAAATAGATCGTTATGTAACTTACAACTACCAAGAACAATCTTGGTCTATTGGAGATCTATCTAGATCATCATGGGTAGACAAAGGTGTATATGATTTTCCTTATGCATTAGATTATACTGCCACTAGTTCTACTACACCTGTTGCACCTTTATCACCAGCTACAGAAATATCTGGAGTAACCAACGGACGTGCACTAATGTATGCGCAAGAGAATGGAACTGATGCAAATGGTGCAGCATTAGAATCAGAATTAAATTCTGGAGCTTTTGTTATTCCTCAAGCGGGAGAAAACTTAATGTCAGTTAGAAGATTTATTCCTGATTTTAAAAACATTTCAGGTAATGTAAATGTAGATTTATTATTTAAATTATATCCTACATCAAGTGTTACAACTATATCTAGTACAGTTACTCCTACAACTAATAAAGTAGATACACGTGCCCGTGGACGACAAGCACAAATTAGTATAAAGACTACAGGTATAGGTGATAATTGGCGCTATGGAACATATAGAGCTGATGTAAACCCAGACGGGATGCGATAATGGCACAGATAGTTTTACCAAGAACCCCTCAAGGTTCACAAGAATATGATAAGGTCCAAATAGATAAGCTAGTTGGTAACCTAGAACAACTAATTTTATTGCTTAACAGTACTTACACACCGGAAACGTTGCGTAATGATGATGAGGCATTTGCGTGGTTCAATGGGTAACGTATATACAAACGCTAAAAAAGATTTAGCTACAAATACCAACCCTGTTGTATTATATACAGTGCCTGATAAGGTACAAGCCGTAATTAGATCTATACGAGTTAGTGATGATTCAGGGTCTGGTAGTACTATTACAGCTACTATTACAGATATAGGTACAAATGTATTTAGTTTAGCCTATAATGTGGCTGTAGCCGCTAATACACCAGTTGAATTATTGACAGAACCCCTTGTAGGACAACAAGGAGAGATAATTACTGTAACACCAGGGCATGCAGATAGGCTACATGTGGTGCTTTCTGTTCTTGAAATTAGTAATAATACTTGATATAAGGAGTAAATATGCCTATAAAAGATGATAGTGTAATAGAGTATGTAGAGATCAACGGGGAACAAGTTCCTAAGATTGTTGTTCCTGCAGAAATAACTATCACTAACACACTAACAGGGAAGGAATACGGTTCAGCTAAAGAAGCTGATGATGACGTAGCTGATCCTGCAACCGACACGAAATCAGAACACATCAGACAAGATGTAAAAGTCAGTGTTGCAATTCATAAAATTTTAGAAGGAATAACAGGAGACGTATAGATGCATCCATTAATATTAGCAGCCTTAATAGGTGGAGGAACAGGAGGACTATCAGCAAAAGCCAGAGACACTGATGTCATGAAAGGAATTTTAACAGGGGCTGCAAGTGGCGCAGTAACAAGTGGTTTAGGAAGTATGTTAAGTGCAGGACAAGCTGCTGCAGGACAAGCAGCTGCTGGACAAACAGGAGTTGAAGCAGCAAAAGAAAGAGCACTTGAACTGGCAAGACAAAAAGCCATTGCAATGGACCCTGCTTCTATAGCAAATATAACAAAATCGGCTGCACCAAAAGTAATGCCTACAAATTTTCAACAAGCAATGGACCCATTTGCATTAGCAGCAAAAGAAAAAGTAGGAAGAATGGCTTACGCTACTACACCTTCAGCAGCAATGATGGGTGAATTTTTATTTAATCCAGCAGAAAAACCAAAGAAAAAAGGTCCGCCAACAAACATGTTTTACGGGCGTAACCCTGATAGATTTATGTTTGGCGAATGGGCAGATCCAGATAAAGTAAAAGAGATATACACAGATAAAGAAAACCCTTATCACTATCCAGAATACGCGCAAGGTGGTCCAGTAGAAGAAGGCATGAACATGAATGCCATTGCACAATACGCGGCAGAATATTTACAAGGACAAGGTGTTGAACCTACCATTGAAAATGTTCAAGAGGTAGTAGAAAAAGTTTTAGCACAACAAGCACAACAACAATACCAACCACTAACAGGACTTGGCGGACAGCTTCAGAAAATGACGCAACAGTACGCAAGACCTATAGGTGAAGAAGTAATTCAAGAAACAGAATCAGTTCAACGTATGAATCAAGGTGGAACCCCACGTAAATACTATCAAGAAGGTGGCCTTGGAGCATTGATGGGTGACATGACACCTAGTGGTGATTTAGACATGCGACCAGGTGGAGAATCAGTGGGCCCAGGAACCGGGACATCAGATGATATACCAGCCATGTTAAGTGATGGTGAGTTTGTTATGACAGCAGCAGCAGTAGAAGGAGCTGGTGGTGGCGATCGCGACCTAGGATCAGAACGTATGATGAACATGATGAAGAACTTTGAACAAGGTGGACAACCATCTCAAGAGTCACAAGGACTTGGTTCAATGGAAGAAACAACTATGACTGAAATGATTGGACCGCAAGGAATGATGATGGAAGAAGATACAATGATGGAAGGAGTAATATAATGACAACATTAACACAGATTGGTAAAAAAATTGTAGATGCAGCTAAAAAAGGAAAAGATTTAAACAAAGTAAATCTTGGTAAATTTTCTCCTACAGTTCAAGCTAGAAGAAGTAAGCTAGCAAAAGAAGTAAAAAAATTAAGACAAGAACCAGCACTAAAACCACGTGCTAAATTATTAGCTAGGCATCCAGAAAGATTTGAAGGTACTAAAAAAACTTTTCTTACTGATACTGAAAGAGAAAAAATGGGTTACCCTATTGGACAAAGATACATGGGGCCAAGGAAAACAACGCATTACAAAAAAGGTGGAAAGATTTCTAAAAGAAGTGGTGGAAGAGTTAAAAAGTAATGACTCTTACATATAGAAGACCAGGAATAAAAGATTTACCTGAAACAATTAAACTATTATTTAAGTTTCGGGATGACTACAGTGAACTTTTTCCTACACCAGATGTAGATAAAGTAACTGCAACTGTGCAACATCATTATGAAAAAGGATTTATTCATAATGTGTACAAAGATAATAAACTAATTGGAAGTATTGGTGCTGCTCCTTCAGAGTGGTGGTTTTCTCCTGAACAGTTTATTTCTGAAACATGGTTTTATGTGTTGCCAGAAGAAAGATCATTCTCAATAGCTACAAAGTTATTGGCTGAATTAAAACAATACCGTGCAGGAAGCACAGTTCTCCTTCCTATCAGCACGGGTTTTGATCGACCAGCTTTGTATGAGAAATTAAAGTTTAATAATATGGGAACAATTTGGAGATATAATTAAATGTGTTTTGGTGGCGGACCTTCAGTACCTGATACAACGACGCAAACCCAATATGTAAGGGAGGCGCCGGAAATAGAGGCTCGTAAGCTAGGGCTTATGGATACAGCTAGTCAACTAGCTGGAACTGCTTTAAATATACCTACTCAACAAGTTGCTGGATTTACTCCTACACAACAACAAGCTTTTGGAGCACAACAAGCTGGTCTTGGTACATACCAACCTTATATAAATTCTGCAGCTAATATGGCTGCCCAATCTACAGCAGCTTATGATCCTAACTCTTACAAAGATTATTTAAATCCATATCAAAGTTATGTAACCCAAGGTATTCAAGATCAAATAGCTAAAGCCCAAAATCAAGCTAATTTACAAGCTTCTAAATCAGGAGCGTTTGGTGGATCAAGACAAGGGATTCAGACTGCTGAACTTCAAGCACAAGGAGCTCAACAAGTTGGTCAATCATTAGCACAAGGATACGGGCAAGCACAACAACAAGCACAACAGAATTTCCAAAATCAACAACAACGATTGCAGCAAGGTGCTCAATTAGCAGCTGGTTTAGGACAGCAACAACAGCAACAGCAACAAGCTGATGTGACAGGACTTTTACAAACTGGAACATTGCAGCAACAAAATGCTCAGATGCAAGAAGATGCTAGATTTAAACAACAAATGTCTCAACTTTACGAGCCGTACCAAAGAGCAGGATTTGTTTCCGACATATTCCAAGGCTCTCCAACTAGTGCTTCATCAATTACGATGTCGACAGCACCAGGCACTAATCCTTTAGCGCAAGCAGTAGGGGCCGGAATTACAGGGCTCGCTGCATATCAAGGATTTGCCAATAAGAAACCATAAAGGGTCATATGAATAAGATATTAAATAGACCTATGTTTCAACGTCAACAAAGACAACATTTTAAAACTGGAAGTATTGCTAAGATTGGTAATATTCTAAATACATATGTTAAACAGCCAGTTAAAAAAATTGGAGAAACGGCTACTAAAATTAATAGATGGGATAAAGGACATAATCTTGATGGTTCAGTGCCTATAAAGAAAAAAACTAAACAGTTTCCTATGAATTTAGTTTTTCCAAATAGAAAATCTGTAAAGACGGGTTATGCTGGAATTTTAGGTTATCAAGGATATAATCTTTTAGCACCAGAACCAATAGATCCTATTGATGAAATAGAATCAGATAATCTTGTTATTGATAAAAATAATAATATTATTAATAAAAAAATTGTAGAAAATAAAGCTAACAGTGTAACAGATACACTTAATAATATTAAAAATGACGCTGTGACTGCTATCACAGGTGGTAACGAAGAAGAAGAAATTGTAGGTAATGAAGAATTCCAAGGAGCTAATATATTATCTGCTAATATTTTTGCTACTAAAAATGAAGAAGTAGAAACAGCAGAAACTAATCCTGAAAATAAAATGGATATGAATTTAAAAATATCCCCACTAGCTAATGGTGCTACTAATTATGCTGAACAACAGGACATTACTCAAATTGATATGGGTAAAGTTAACGCTATTAAAGAACAATTAAACCAGTTAGTAGGTGATACTAGTAATTCAGATAACATTAATATGTTGTTTCAATTAGGTTCAGCTTTAATGTCAGGTCAAACTTTAAAAGGTGGACTTGCAGGATTTTTAGATGTAGCTGGTCAAGCAGGATTACAAATTTTACCACAGATGCTAGCTGTATCAGACAGGAAGAGAGCACGTGATCAAGAAATTGCACTTGCTGCTTTTGAATTAGTACAAGAAGCTGGTAATAAAGATGATGCTTTTGGACCAGGAAAAGGTACAATGGTTTATCCTCATCAAATTCAATATCAAATGACTGATGATGGAGAGTATGCATTAGATGAAAACAATCAATACATTCCTATAGGTTATACACCTGTTGGATCTGGTTTTGGTTTCAGTAAAGATTATCAATCACAAGGCATGATGAATGCTAACTCAGTTTTAACATCACAAGGACTACCTCCAATGTATACTTTACTAGATGCTGCTACAACAGGAGCAGCTGGGGCGTTTGGTGCAAATGAAGTATCTTCTGAAACACCAGGAAGTCGTGATGCAGATAAAAAATATGCAAGAGTATTAGAGCGTGGTCTTCCAGCTATTGCTGACATGCTTCAATATATTACTACATATAATAATGGAATATTTAACTCAGATAAATACATTGGCCCGGCTGGAATTCTTTTTGAAAAAACAAGAAACTTATTAGCACCGTGGGAACAGATTGCTTCCATGGCACCTTTCATGGGTAATAATGAATCCGAAGTTATGGGTAACATGGCTAAAAATTATCAACAAGCTTTTGAATTAGTTGATGAATATTGGATGGCGAACATGGATACAGATAACGGACGTCTTGTTGATATTGAAAATATAGATAAACTAAATAGAGACGGAACCTTTACAGATACACAAGGTGTATATGCAGGACAAACTTATACCTTCCGTGATCAAGCTGGTAATTTACAAACAGGACAAACAAAAGCTGGCGATATATATGAAACACCATTATCTCTTAAACTAAAAATTGGTGCACAAGCTAATCCTTGGGACAACAGTAACATTGGTTTAATGGAACAATATAAAAACCAAATTGGTATGGTAGTTGCACGTTACAAACAGCCTACTGGTCGTCTACTTGCTGATACTATTAGAGATTCAAAAAATGATATTGATTTAACACAATGGAAAAACCCTGTTGATCTAGTTAATAAACAATTTAGATACTTTAAAAATTTCTTAACAGATTGGAATAGAAGTTTAGAAGCTGCCAACGAAGATGTTACAGCTGAACTTATTGATAAAAGATTTGGTGCAGCCGATGGATCTGGTGGTGGCTTAGCTAAAATTAATAATGCTATTATGTCTTACAACATGTGGGGCCAAATTAAAGAAGCACAAAACCCTGGAAGTGTTGTATTACCTGCAACAGAAACATGGATTAAATTACCAGGACTTATTTATCCTGGCGCGCCTAAACCAGGTGGTGGTGTATATAATACACAAGATATTAGAGATATGTTTACTTCAGGATTACAAAGTGGAAGTGTAGGAAGAAGTGAAGGTAATTACGGGACGATTATAGATGATGAGACTAACATAGATGATTACATAGATGATTACTTTGAATCATTAAAGGATTAAAATGGCTGTATTTGATTTAATACCTAAAGTAAATAAGTTTGAAGATCGTAAGCCTAAGGCAGCACCTGATCAAACTTATACTGGCATTGATAAAGGTGGACGTCCTATTACAGGAATGGAAGAACAGATTCGTGAAGATAGAGAAACGTTTGTTGAACCATGGGCCCAGCCTATTGGCAATGCATTTCAAAGAGTTATTAGAAGAGTAGGAGATAAGTTTGTTCCTGGTCAACCTTTTATGCAAGGTTACCGTGAGAATCAAAAAAGAAAAGAACAACAAGATAAATCATTTGAACAGAAAATGATTTTAAGAAAAGAAAACCCTAAAGAAATGGTTAAAGCAAGAGCTGCTGAAATGTTTCAAGCAGCGGTTAAAAAATATAAAAAAACAAATGATAGGGAAGTATTTAATTATGCGGAACAATCAATTATTAGAATGATTAAAATGTCTGGGTATGCTCCGCAAGAGTTTAATCTACCTGGAACTGTTGATATATCAAACGTTGATCCTGATCCTTTTTATTTAGATAGTGATAGACCAAATCCTTTCCCGGAAATAGAGATTGCAGCAGAAACTATTTTAGGAACTGCTGCGAGTTTATATGGTGCAACTAATACTGGCGCTAGACAATTTGCTAATGTATTTGCAAGAGGTGCTAAGATTGGTGCTAAAGCTCCAGTACCTGGTGCATGGAAATTTGCAGCTAGTGTATTAGGTGGTGCGTTCGCTGTAGGCTCTGCTTATTTTGGATATGAATTAGGATTAGATTTATATAACGAAGCTTCTAAAGCTAAAGCTATTCAAGAAGGTCGTGATCCTGTAACTTATTCTATGAATAGACCTGGGATGGGTGCAAGACTTTACCGTTCAGCTGATTTAGCATCTACAGATGCTTTATTAGGAACAATGGTCATGGGATTTAGACCAGCGTATAATGGATTAAGAAATTTTACTCGAGGAAAAATTGCTGGAGTAAAAGGAGATGCATTAAAAAAGATTGAAGCAGGACAAAAATTAGTTGATAAGTTTCCAACTGGTGGATACGGTGTAGATGGAAAGTTTCCATCTGAATTAGGAGGTGTATCTATACTTCCTGGTGGACCTACTCTAACCGGCTTTGGACGTCGACATGGTTTAGATGAGATAGAAGAATTAAGAAGAGGTTTGTTTCCTTTTTACTGGGGTAACATTGAAAGAGGTGCAGGTGAAATGCCAATACAAGGTACACCTTACTCTATTGCTACTGCTGGTAACCCTATATTTGGTACTACTATTCAAACAGGTGGTAGATTTCCATACATAGGTGGTGGTATTAAAATCAATTTAGAAGAACAAGGTGAAATGTTGGTTAACTTATGGCACAATATGTTTGCTGCTTATGCACCGACAGTTTCAACACATGCATTAATGTCTAGCAATATATTAATGGCAAAAAATAAAACAGCAGCGCGTTACCTTGCTAACTTAAAAAGAAAATTAAATAGATTTAGAAGACACGCAAAAGAAACAGGATACACATTAGATGCTTCTCCTATCAGAAATACATTAGAAGAGTTGTTAGATGAGGTGCCTAAGACTAGAAAAATGTTTGATCAAGATGGAAGAATTCTTGATGGGTATAGTGTTCACTCACCTGAATATGGTTTAAGTAATTTAACTAAATTTCCTGAAGGAGAAAAACAATTTTATAATTGGGTTAATGAAACATTACAGGGAACAGTTGGAAATCGTAGTAAATTTTCTATAGTTGAATTAGAAAAAATGTTTAAAGACATTGAGTTTTATGCAAAAAAATACAAAGACAATCCTGATGTTATGAATGCTTTAACTAAACTAAAACAATCTACAGAAGCATCTTTAGGAACTGTTGGTAATAGTGAAGCTAGAAGATTACTAGATGACTTTGATAACTATGCAGCAAATGGTATGTTATTATTTGATAGTGCAGCAGCTAAAAAATTTGAAGGAGTAAGTAAGTTTGGATTTACTTTAAGATTAGCGGAACAAGGACACAGAGCGGCAGATGATTTATTTGCTACCGCGTTTGATGCTAACAGCCCCACTACTATTAGAGCTTTTAAAAATATAGTTGGACCAGATGTTTTTAACCAAACAACAAGAAGATTTTTACAAGATGCTTTTGAAGCATCAGTAGAAAAAGGAACAAAAGAAGGTATAGATCAAATTAACTTTACTAAATTTAAAGCTATTTTGGGTTTAGATAATACAGCTGGTAACAAATATGCATCATTAAAAGAAATGTTTCCTGGTGCATCACCCACTACAGGAGGAGGTAGAGCACCAACAGCAACAGACTTTGGTAAATTTGATCCTGATAACTTTGCTACTATAAAACCAGGAGGTTTAATTCCTGGTGCAATAATGGAAGGTGCTGAAAGTAATGTAGCTAGATTACCTACAGTAAGTGACCTAGAAACATGGGTAGCGATGGTAGAAGATGTATTTAAATATGGTGTACCAGACATTAGTACTTTCATAGCAAGACGTGCACAGATTTCTGGTCTTCGTGGTGCTATTAGATCTTTTATGCCACTAGGTAATATTCAACCATTAGCACACGGTGCTACAGCAGCGGCAGCAAGTGGTGCTTCAGCTGCACCATCTTTACTTTTTGGAATACCAAATTTTATACCTTTACTTATGGGAACATTATTAATGAGAGCTGGTGGTAAAGTATTAACTAATCCACTTAACATGCGTGTATTTAAAAACGCGATTGATTATAAATTGCCTGAACGTGCACGTAACGCAGCGATAATAAGAATGTTTAATTTATTTAAACCTGAGATAGAACAAATAGATCAAGAGCTTGAAGCATTAGAGATGGAAGCACTACGTCCATCTAAAAGAAGAAGTTTTATAGAAGGCGTACAAGAAAATATTGGTAATAAAATTAATAATTTAATACCTTCTGTTATGAAAAATCAAAGTAGTAATAGTGATAATATGCAACCTGTTGTTCCACAACAACAAGACACTGAAGTAGTTGAAGAAACTGAAGTTGCTTCAGCAGCTCCGATGCAATATTCATCACCAGTTCTAGGTTCATCACTTGATTCAAGTGAAACATTAAATCCAGGTGCTGCACAAGCATTGTACACAGGTGATACCGATAGTGCATTAGCTGCACAATACGGTCAAGCTGCACAAGGTGGATTAATGACCTTAAGGAAATAAAATGAGCATTAGAGACGCAATCTGGATTATAGGAATCTTTATAGCACTCGGTGCTACATGGGGTATGACATCACAACGTGTTAGTGCAATGGAAAAAGACATGGATAGAATAGAAGAAGCTTTAATGATGTTTACAAAAATAGAATCAAGGATCGCTGTCATAGAAACAGAGGTTAAAAACATGAATAAAAAATTGGATAGGTTATAATGCAAGAAAACTATCAAAAATGTTTAGAAATAATACTACACCACGAAGGTGGATATGTTAATCACCCCAAGGACCCAGGTGGAGAAACTAATCTTGGTGTAACTAAAAGAGTTTACGAAGAACATGGTGGCACAAAAGACATGAAAGATCTAACAGTTGAAGACGTAGCACCAATTTACAAAAAAGGTTATTGGGATAAAATGAAATGTGATGACCTGCCATTAGGTTTAGATTTATGTGTCTTTGATTTTGGTGTGAATGCAGGTCCAGGTAGAGCAGCAAAATATCTTCAGACTTTGGTCGCTACTAAAGCAGATGGTGGAATTGGTCCTAACACATTAGCAAAAGTAGACGAATATATTAATAAGTTTAATGTCAAACACGCTATTGACCGTTACCAAAATAATAGACAAAAATACTATGAAGAATTATCTACTTTCGATACCTTTGGAAAAGGTTGGACAAGGAGGGTGGAAGAGACTACCAAATTAGCATTAGAAATTGAATGAGTATATTTAATTTTTTTTTGAGAAGTAAAAAAATTCCATGGAAACTTAAAAAAAAGATTTCCGATTTAAATATCAAGAAAATAACAAGAGATGAAATTAAAGATAACCTTGAAGCAAATAAACCTTTAAAATTATATCGTGCACAAAATTATCCAGGGCAAGCTCCATTTCATCGTCCGGATACAGATCCTAAAAAAGAATTTGTAGGTCGTTGGCTTACAACTAATAAAAATTTTGTTAATAGATTTGCTACTAACACGCCTGACACTAAAGCAATTAAAACACTTACAGTTAATCCACCTATTACAGCTCATCCTGTTGATAGACATAAGACAATTAGTGAATTAATAAAAGATAAAAAAAAATTAAAAGATTGGACTCCTAATATGGGAATGGGTCACAATCTTGATGCATTAACCACCAGGTATAAAGGTGGAAAACATTCTTATATGACAAGATTAGAAAATTATTTAAATTCTTCTTCTTTAAAAAATCAAATAACTTTAACTCCTCCATCAGAAATAGCAGACACTGCAAAAATTGATACATGGCTTAGTCTTTTAGCAATTTTAAAAAATAAAAATCCAAGAATGTTTAAAGAAATTTTGAATTTAATTAAAGCTAAACGAATAGGATTAAAAACTGGCGGAATAGTTTAATTTGTGGTATAATACCACGTGCAATTAATACAGAAATATAATTATGCAGAACTTAAAAGACAGGATGGAGATTCCCGTCTATATCTTACACCTGATGGTGAAAGCTTACCATCAGTCACAACCGTATTAAATAAAACAAAAGATAAATCATTTTTAAAGCAATGGCGCGCTAAAGTAGGAGAAGCTGCTGCAGAGAAAATTATATCTGATGCCGGTAAAATTGGAACCGCGCTCCACCTATATATAGAACGTTTGGTGAACGGAGAAAAGTACGCAGACCTTACTAAAGTAGGAATACAGGCAGAAAAAATGGCTAAGAAAATAATTGAAGAAGCTGGTGCTGATATAACTGAAGTATATGGTTCAGAAGTTCATTTATATTATCCTAATAAATACGCCGGGACTGCAGACATGATTGCTTTATATAAGGATAAACCAACTATTATAGATTTTAAACAAACTAATAGACCAAAGAAACGTGAGTGGATACAAGACTATCTCATGCAACTAGCTGCATACGCCCAGGCACACAACTCTTTATTTAATACAGAGATTGAACAAGGTGTTGTTTTAATGTGTTCAAGAGATTTAACTTTTCAACGGTTTGAGTTAGTAGGTGAAAACTTTACGCGTGCTTGTGATGCTTTTATGAAAAAATTAGATTTATATAATCAATCTATTCTTTAGATCCAACTAGCTAATTCTTCTCCATTTATTTCTCTGGCAATATTAACTTTGTTTCTAAGTGCTTGTATAATTTTTTCGTCAACAGTTCCTTTAGCAACTAAGTCAATATATAATACTTTATTTTTTTGACCTATTCTATGTGCGCGGTCTTCTGATTGTATTCTTTTTTCTAAGTCATAATTATTAGAATAATAAATAACAGTGCTAGCTTCTGTTAACGTAATTCCATAACCACCTGTTTGTGTGTTTCCTATAAAGAAACGTATTGGGTTTTCTGGATCTTGAAACTTCTTTATACAAGCTTGTCTATCTTCTTGTTTAGTTCCACCATAATAAGTGCAAGATGATTGCGGCCCAAATTCTTCATTAATTACTTTTTGTATAGAAATAATATCGTGAATATAATTAGCCCAGATAATTACTTTACCTGTAGTCTCACCTAATATTTGCATAAGCTCATTAAGACGATTATTTTTTAACTGCACAGTTTCACCTTCATCAGTTTTCAT